CTGGGCGGTCTGCTCGGCGGTGGCGCGGCCCGCCGTCTCTTGCAGCTGCCCGGCCTGATTGACCCCGGCCTGGCTCGATGAGATACCTTGCCGCGCCAAGCCGAAAGCCAGCGCCTTCTGCGCGATCTGCTTTTGATAATCGATCTGGTCCTGCGCCTTCGACATATAGTCGTTGGCGTATTTTTGGAAGTAATCCGGGCTGAACGATGCGAAAGCATCGTTGACCTTTTGCGTGCCCTCGCCGAGCAGCTGCGAGCGGCCGGTATCGTAAGCCGTCTGCCGCTCAGCCTGGTCCTGCACCTGCTTCTGCTGCTGCGCGTATTGGTCCTGCTGCGCCTGGAATTGCTGCACATTGAGCGCGTTCTGCTGATCGGCGATCTCCCTCTGCGCCGCGATCTGCTTGTCGCTGAGATCCGCCGCCGCCATCTGCTGATACTGCGGCACCGTAATCGCGCCCCGGAGCGCATACTCGTCGGGAACGCCATCTTGGACGCTTCTCGTTCCCCGGTTTCCCTGCGCGTCGATATAAGGCGCATCGTGTGTCGTGGGAGCGCTGCTACCCCCGCCGCCGCCGCCCATGCACATCTCATTGCACTCCTATGCTTGCCGTGAAGCCACGGCGCGGCTTCAAGTGCCGTGTCACGCGGGAAGCGCGATGGTCCCGGGTCAGGTCCCAGGCGTACAAAAGAAAGTCTTCGCGCTGTCGGCCATAGCCTTTCAGCACGCTCTCGATCTCGCCGCCCAGCATCTCGATCCAGCGACGGCTGTCGGTGTTCGCGGCCAGGACATAGGCTTCGCCGCGGTGATAGTTCGCATTCTTCAGGACCGGGATCACGAAATCCAAGGACCAGCGCGTCATCGAGCGGATCACGCCACGCCACTTCGCCGTGCCGAACGCGCCCGCGACCACGACGCCGGGACGTATCGGGACCACACCGTTGATCGCGACAGGCTCGTCATCGAGCGTCCAGATCCGCCACAGCTCGCCAGCGACAGGGAGAAGACTATCGAGGAACGTGTCTTCGTTATCGTCCCAGCGCAGGGCGAAGATCTCGGCGCGATCGCGCGGGCGCAAGTTGCGCACGATATAAGCAAGCGCCGGCCTCGTGACATGATGCGACGCGACGATGCTCACTTGGTCACGCCCTCTTGCAGGTTGAAATGCAGCGCCGCCATGATCGCCTCACCCGGGGCCTCGTGCTCCATGTGGACGCCGATATGCGTGCCGTAGCCCGCGAACGGGATGCTCTGCAGCCCATAGGTGTTGTCCTGGATCGTGGCGCAGAGCTCGAACAGATCGGTGCGGTTCGGCAGCATGCCGATGCTGACGGACCATTGGCCTTGGCACATCACGTCGACGCTCTTGATGCGCTTCCACTCGGTCGGACTGTCGGCCGACATATGCGGCGTGCGGACCGTGATCTTGCAGCTGTCGAACTCCGTGCGCGTTGCGCCGCCATAAAGATAGATGTTGCCCGCGTTGTCGTCGCAAAAGACCATGTTGCCGATCAGGGCAAAGGTGCGCACGTTGAAGCCGGGGCTAAGGGTGGACCACGCCGTGATATGTCCCGCGGGAAAATACGACAGCACATAAATCGTCGGACCCAGCGCCAGCCAGTAGCGCCCTTGGATCGGCTGCACCGTCGCCACCGCATGCGGCACGGCGGCCGCGTTGGACCGGATCCACGGGATCAGCGCCAGATCGATCGGCGAGCCGACATCGTTGACCGAAGCCGCCAGATTGATGACATTCGACTTGAGCGAGCGAACGCCGCTGTCGGAGAGGAACAAGATATCGCCGGTGCCGAACTGCAGCACCGATTGCGGCGCGATCACGCCGATGCGCAGCAGCTGCCCCAGCGTGTCTTTGGTCGGGTCGGGATCGAGCGCCCAGATCTGCGTCTGCAGCTGCGACATCACCGCCATGTTGGAATAGTAGACTTCCATCGATATCAGCGGCTCGCCGAGCGGATCGTTGAGCGCCGTGTTGATGAAGCCCGCGCCGGGCTCGTCGGTCGAGTTCGGATCGTTTTGCGCCGGGTTGTTGACGCCGCTGAAGCGAAGATATTTGCCGTCGAGGCGATACATCTTCGACTTCCAGGTCCGCGCGTAGGTGCCGTGCGAATAGCTGCTGTCGACTTCCAGCACCATCGCGCCGTTATACCAGCAGTAGGTGACGCCGGTGCCGAGATCCTGGAAGCAAACGAAGAACAGCTCGTCGTAAGGCTCGACATCGAGAATGTCGTAAGGGCCGGTTCCCGCAAAGACGATGTTATGCGCGACGATCGGCACGGGGCACGCCCCTTGCGGGATCACAGCGCCGCCGGTGTTGACGCCGAAAGCATGCAGCGTATCGCGATGACCGAGCAAATAGAGATAGACCGGCGGCATCGTCGTCATCGGGACGAAGGCGTAGCGCTTCTCGATCTCGCCGCCCTGATTGAGAACGGCATTCTCCAAGATGCGCAGCGAGCCGCCCGGCGCGGTCAGCGGTGTCTTGCGGACATCGAAGCCTTCCTTGAAATCGGTGACACTGAAGACCCGCTGGTCCGGCATCAGCGCTGCACGCTACCGGGACCGGACCCGTAGCCCGGCGGGATGTAGTCGAGCCCCAGGACCGGCTGATGCCCGGGCCGGGACTGCGCGTCGCCGCCGCCCGCGCCGATCGCGGTGGGCCGGACTTGCTTATGGCTGAATTGCCGCACGCGATGGCGGCGCAGCGCCTCGTTCGCCTTGTTGAGCTTGAGGCTCGCATCCTTGGCGTTGTCGCGCTGCAGGATCTCGACCGCCGAGAACAGCACGATAATATTATCCGGCAGCGTCGCCTCGTCGCTGTCCTCGATCATCTTGGTAACGGTCTTGGTCCCGCGCAGGCGGACGATCGCGTTCGGGTCCATCGCCGTCCCGTCCGGGATCGGCCACAACTCGATCATGTTGGTGTCGGCGTGGTGCATCCATTTGCGCGTCGGCCAGCACTTGAAGCCGTCGTCGGAGTTCCACAGCACCATGTCATAAGGGCCGATGCCGTAGGCCAGCTCGCTATAGACCGTATTGATCAGCACCCAGATATGCGTGATGTCGTCGAAGGCGAGATCGCTGGGGTAAGGGTAGTAGCGCTGCCCGTCGACGAGCTTGATGTCGCGATCGATGATCAGCTGCGGCCAGTCGTAGTCCTGGTACAGCTGGACCTGCGTGCGGTTAAGATAATAGAGCAGCGTGTCGCGGTCGTTGATCCCATGCGCGACATTGGTGCTGTGACCGACCTCGGCCCGGAGATCGGTCAGCATGTCGGAAAGCATTCTGCCCATGGCTTACTCGCGCGGAAGAACTTTCGAGGTGTAGTTCTCGAAGCCGGGCGGATGGCTGCCGCCTGCGTTGACGTCCGGCAAAGTTGGGGAAATGCGTGCGGCGCTGGCGCGACGCGAGGATCCGCGACCGCTGGTGTCGCGCACGATATGCGGCTGGTCCCCGGCTTGGGGCCCCAGCCCCAGCGCGTCGTCCTCGATCTCGTCCTCGTCCTGCGCATGCGCCGCGATCTCGTCCGGCGTCGGCTCGGTCTCGCGCGGGACCACTGGTCCCTCGGGCGCGTCCTCGGGCATCGTGAATTGATCGAGCGGGCGCAGCTTCGGATCGGGACTGTCCGGCTCGACCGGGCGCGGCTTGAAGACCTTCATCGTGCAGCGCGGGATGCTCGCATCCGACAGCGGCAGCCGCGGACGCGCGCCGGGGAAGACCTTCTCGATCACCTCCGGCGCGTAGATCGACTGCAGCCGCTGCAGCACTTCATCGTTGGGCGCGTCCCAAGCGCCCACGACATGGACGTCGGTGATCGCTTCCTCGCCGTGCAGGAATTGCAGGATCGGCAGCTCGGGAAAAACGATCGGCCGCGAGCGATCGCGATAGACGATCGTGCTGTCGTCGCCGCCAAGGTTCACCATGCAGCGCAAAAGATGAAAGGCGGGCATCAGACGCCACCCCGCTTCATCATTCCCGGCGATGGCGGCATCGAGGGCGGCATCACCGTGTCGGCCATGCTGGGCCCCGCCGCGAGCGGGACTTTACGCGCGGGCAGCTTCGCCTGGCTCTTGCCCTTGTCGGCGGCGACGAAATCCTTCGCGACTTTCTTCGGCACGCCGCTGCCTTTGATGCCGCCCGACGCGACCCCGTGCATCAGACGGCTTTGAGCCTTGGATGTGCTCGGCATGAAATCTCCTTTGCTAAAGAGAGGACCAGCCCGCTTCGGGGTAGAGGGGTGGAACGGGCTGGCCCCCAAGTTTGTCGCCTACGGGGAAAAGGCGTCAGGCGATTTCGACAACAAGAGCGGAGTTGACCTGCTGTGCAACGATTTGCCCGGTATGCGTCATGCTCTTGTACATGACGAACTGGTTGTAAGGCCGCGCGGGCGTGAACTTGTGATCCCACTCGCCGTCTTGCTTCATCAAGTAGATGTGCCGTGGATCCCACCAATAAGCGCGCTTCGTGAAGCCGAGATCATCGAGCGTCGGGTCGTACTCGATCACCGTGTTCATGAACTTCACCTGCCCCATCGAGCCGTCCTGGGGTCCCGTGAAGCCGGTCATCGTGTAATTGCCGTTCGCGCGCAGCTCGACTTCCATCGCGCCGATGAATGCGCTGCCCGCCAGCATCTTCGACGGCTTGCCGCCGTAGCGGATCAGCTGGCGATATTCCGACTGCAGGAATTGCAAGAGCGCGCCGCCGTTGGTCGTCGCCGACGTCACCGCCCCGCGGCCGCCTGCCGTGCCGAACGCCGCCGTCGCCGCGCGGTTCTGCCACCAGGAAGTGGTGCGCGCGAGCCCGCCGAGCGTCCCTACGTTGGGAACCGCAGCGATGATCGACTGCATGCCCGCCAAGGCTTTCGCATCGCCGGTGCCGTCGCCCCACATCAGCGCGTTCATGCTGCGCGCATATTGCTCGCCGAAATCTTCGAGCTTGTCCTGCAGCAAGTTGACGAGGACCGTGACGTCGCGATCGCTATGGTTCGAGGTCGAGCTGCCGTCGCCTTCCTCGTCGGTGACGCTGATGCCGTCGATCTTCAGCTCGGTATGGGTGAGCGTCAGACCCATGTGATGCTCACGCCACGGGAAGTTGACGCGCTTGATGTTGGCGGGCGTGTAGAAGCTGACCGTGTCGTTGTGCGTGTAGCCGACGACGTGATCGTTCACGCCGCCTGCGCCGTAATCGCCTTTCACCGCAAGACTGATATTGCCCTTGCCGCCGGGGAAGGACTTCGCGCTGCTCTCGAACAAGCGCAGCAGAGGCTTGGCCTGGATGCTTTGCTTGAAGGTGTCGCCCTTGTTGTAATAGAAATCCAACGCCGCGTTGGCGATGTTGGAAAGTTCACCAGCGGTGAACGCCATGATGCTTCGTCCTCATGTCAAGATGGCCGCCGCGAGTTCGCGATCGCCATGACCACCGCCTCTCTGAGGTCGCGTGGTTGAGCGTTCGGCGTGCCGGTTGAGACATGGATGCTGGACGGACTTGAACGCGTCGGCCGCGGGGCAGGACGCACCGCTGCGAACGTAGCCTTGACCTCGTCATACGCCGTCTGCGTCAGCGCGACGGCCTCTTGCGGGGTGCGCGGCGTGCCGCGCTCTTGCAACAGACCCTGGGCATAGCGGCGAACAGCACCCGCCATTTGGCCGTAGTCGGGGTCTCGTCGCTGGATACCGGCTTCCCAGGTGTCGACCGCAGCACGGATATTGCCGACGTGCTGGACCTGCTGAGTTGTCGCCACTTCCCGATTAGCGTCTTGCAGCCTGGCTTCGGCTTGCGCGGCGCGATGCCGCGTGCGCGTCAGCTCCTTGGCCGTGTCTTCGTCGATCGTCCCGTCGTCGACCTGCTTCTGCAGATCCGGGTTGATGCGAAGACCCAATGCTTCCTGCGCCGCCATGACGTAAGGCGTCACACCGGCAAGAAAGCCTTGGTAGTCGCCGCGACGGAGCGAGGCGCCGACGCCCAAGAGCATGTTGACGTCTTCCGGCGCCAGCTGGTGCTCTTTGAGATAGCCCTGCAGCTGCCGGTGCGTTTGCAGCTCCGGTTGCAGGTTTTCGACGGCTTGACGGGCTTCGTTGCGTTGACTGAGAAGACGCTCAAAGCGCCGACGCGTCTCCGGCCTGAGCTTCTTTAGCTCGGCCTCGCTCGGGTCGGCTTCGGTCGTGGTTGCATCCGGCGGGGGAGTTTCCGCCTGGGCCGTAGCCGCTGCCTGGTCCTGAGAGACTGGTCCCGAAGGCTCGGCGTCCGCGTCCTGGTCCTGGGACAAGGAGGGGAGCGCTGTCTTTTCGGGGGTGGTCTCTACGACGCGTTTGACTGCGGCAAGCAATCCATCGCGATCTGACTGGCGGCTGTCGCCTGACGAGGGCGAAGTGCTGTCGGGTGCGCTTGACGAAGGCGCGGGAGAGCTGTCGGCCGGTGCCGGTGACGGCGCCGGTGTAGGTTCGGGCGCGCTCGACGAGGGCGCAATTACGTCATTTGTCTCGGTATCTGCCACAGGGCTCTTGCCGATCCGCTGGGACCAGCAAGATTTATGCGCTCAAGTGTAGGTTTTGTCTAGCGGTTGTGTCTCGCGCGGGCCCAAATGCCGCGAGACAAAAGCCCTAAGGCTTGGGCAGGCAGGTCATCAGGATTTGGGTCAAAAGCTCGGTGCGGCGCTCAAGCTGGCGCTCAAGGAACCACATCGTGGAGCCGAGAAAGATCGCGTTGATGAACAAAAGCATGATGAAAACGGCGGGAAGGCTGGCGACAATGCCGCCGCCGACGTCGATCGCCTTGTGCAGGAGACCGCTCTCTTTCTCAGTCACGGCGGCTGACCCAGCGTCCCCGGCGGCAACGGCGCTAACTGTTGCCGCACGTAGTCCTGCATCGACGGCGGCGGAGCCATCATCCGCCAGTCCTGCGGCCCTTGCACGGGCGGACCCACCGGCGGTGGCTGCTGGGGCGGGCCAGACATGGGAGGTCCAATTGGTGGTGGTGGCTGCGGCGGGCCAGACATGGGAGGTCCAATTGGTGGTGGCTGCGGAGGCGGTGCCATCTGCTGGCGCACGTAGTCCTGCATGTTCGGCGCAGGCTGCGGCGGCAACACCAGCTGGACGGTCGGGTCCGAGCGCTGAAAATAGCTCTGCAGACCCTGAGCGCCATGATTTTGCAGGTTGGCTGGTCCCGGGACGAAGGACCATCCGCCGTTAGGGATCTGGGTCCAGCTGCCGCCGACCTGGCCGTCCGCGCCATTGTACTGGCTTTGATCCGAAAAGCTGGGGTGGTTCGGCTTCTTGTAAGTATCGGGATAATGCCCGTTACCGGCTCGCCCCGCACCACCAAGAAACGCGCCCCGCATGTCGTAGTTATACGTGTCTTGGCTCATGTCACGATGGTTGAGCGCCGACTGCAGCTGAACCCATTGCTGATACTGTGCTTCCTGATCGGGCGTCAGCTGCGTGTTGTATCTGCCGGTGAAGTCGAGCGGGTCGCTCATGGCGTTGGCATCCCGGGATTACCCATCGCGCCGCGCGGCATGCCGCCGCCGGTGCCGGGACGATTGCCGTTACGGCCGTAGATCTGCAGCGGCGGCACTCTGGGCCCCAACGGACCGGCGGTGCCGGGACCAGTCATCGCATTGGTTGCAGCTGCGGGATTGGCCCCAGCCGGTCCTTGCGCGTTCGGGTCCGAACCCGGTCCCGGCGGCCGCGGCGGACCGCGACCGGCGCCGGTAGGACCCTCTGGTCCCGGCGGTCCGCCAGCCGCTCCAGGCGCGGCAGGCGGCTTCGACATTAGCTGGTTCAGCGCTTCCATGCTCGGCACGCCTTCGGCGAAAGCCTCGCTGATATCGATGTCGTCGCCCATGCGGCGGATCAGCTGCCGCGCCAGCCACTCGGGCGAGATCCCGGGAATGCGCTGCAGGAGCGGCACGAGCTGCGTCAGCACCTGCACGTCTTGCTGCCGGTTCGGCGGTCCGTTGGCGCCGACGTCGACCTCAAGCCAGATGTTATCCGCAACCATCTGTTTATTGAGCTGCGGCCACACGGCGCCGGGACCGACCACCCGGACCACGGTCTGCTGGCTGACGTTGAGGACCAGGACCTGAGAGGCGGCTTGGGCCAGCTCCGTCATCACGTCGTTGATGTCATCGATGGTCGAGCTGAGATCGGTGTTCTGCGAGAACTGCGCGACCGAGACCTCGGTCGCGGTCGCGCTCGACGTGGTCCCCTGATCGGCCTGGTCCGAGCCCAGGACCCGCAAGACGTCCTCGAAGACCGGCTGCGTGTCGTAGACCGCGCTGTCGATCCCCGGCATCTTGATGACCTGCAGCACGTCGTCGATCTTCTGGCCGGGCGCCAGCGCGTTGAGTTCGAGCAAGGCGTTGGCGGGATGCGTGCGCAGCTTGTCGAGATCGGCTTCCTCAAGGAGCCCCGCCGCGACCGCGACCTTGGGCCGGTTGGCGCGGCGATGCTCGCGCAAGCCCTGGCGCGCGCGGTTGAGTTCCAGCTGCATGTCGCGGATCAGATCGATATCGCTCTGCGGAAAGAGCGTCTTCTCGTCATAGCCCTCGTTGAGCGTGACCGCGAACCACGGCCAAAAGCGCGTGATCTCGGCCTCGGGCGGGTTCGGCTCCTGCAGGAAATCGGGATAGCCGTCGCAGACGATGTAAACCGAGCCGTCCTTGCGATTGTAGATCTCCCACACGCAAGCCAGCGAGGCCGGACCATCGCTGTCGCGGCCGCCGCTATGCGGATCGCCCGCCGCGTAACTGCGCTGCTCGGAGCCGGGCTCGTAGCCGCGGCTCTGACCGTCCTCGTTATAAGCGGTGTAGCTGGTCCCGATGTCGACCATGTAGATTTCTTCGATCTCGTCCTCGGTCAGCAGGTATTCCTGCGCCACCCAATCGGCGCCGAGAAATCCCCGCAAGGTCCGGCACCGCGTGTCGGGAATGATCGCGGTGCTGTCCGGGTAATCGAAGGTCAGGCCCTCGCGCACGATCAGCTGCGCCTCTGCGGTGAGGCTTTGGATCGCGAGCTTCAATTCCTCGGCGTCGGCGCTGTCCTTGTCGATTTCCTCGTCGCTGAGATCGGCGGCCAGGCGCTCGATATTGGCAAGGCGCTCGCTCATATCGGCGATGCGATGCTCGATCTCCGGGCTGAGCTTCATCGCACGCTGGAAGCCGAGCTTGACATAGCCGACGCCGGTGACGATCGCGCGCCGGATCGTCATCTTCATCGAGCCTTTGAAGCTGTGCGTCTGCTCGCCGATGTTGTACTCGTAAAGCAGCTCAAGGGTCTTGCCGACCCGCGTCATCATCTCATGCCATTGCTTGACCTGCGCGGCGTCCTGCATGATGGCCGCGCTCTCGGGATCGGGCGGGACGCCCGCCTGCATCGCCATCGCCATCTTCTGCTGCGCTTGCCCGAGTTGCTGACTGCTGCCGTCCCAATTCTGCGCGAGCAGCTTCTCCTTGATCTTGGCCTGCATCGTCGGGTTGTTGGGGTAGAGTTCCGCGGTGCGCTGCAGCACATGCCGGATGCAGATGTTCGCGACATAGCGATCGTCACGCTTCTCCGATTTCTGCAGCTCCGGCCATTGGCGGCCTTCGCAAAATTCCTCGTTCTCGCGCATGCGCCGGAAGGGCACGCGCCAATGCTTGCGCGCGCGCTTGACGCGATCCTGCCAGCGCTTGACCAGCTTGCGCCGGGGCTCGTCGGGCTCCGGCGCATCGCGCTGGATGAATTTGTTCTGCGACTGCGCCAGCGCCGGGTTGATCGTCGCTGGCGTCGGATCGAGCGGCGGCATGCCCGGCGGCATTCCACCCGGCTGCTGCGGTGGCGGGCCGCCCATACCCGGCGGGGCCGCACCGGCTGCGCCCAGATTGGAGGGTGGCGGAACTCCTACTTTCGGCATCTACCTCTCACGCGCGAAAGGCAGGCATGAACAAGAACAACCCGAGCAGCAGCACAGCGATGAACGCGAGCCAGTTGCTGGCCCAGCCGTAAGGCGCCATTTGCGGCACGGGCAGGCAGGAGAGAAACCAAAGAAACATATCCACCACGAAAAGGATTTGCAGGATCATCACCAGCCTCCACTACCAAAGCCGAGTTTCACGCTCTTTTCGGCCTGGTCCCGCTGCATCTTGAGCCAGCCATAGGTGTTCTCCAGCGGCTTGTTGTCCTGGTCCCCTTTGCGCGCCTCGCTTGCCGAGACCTGCAAAGTGAGCCCAAGCCCGATATAGGCCAGCGTGTCGACGAAATCGTCATGCGCGTCGTAAGGGAACTTCAAGAGCTGGTCCCGCGCCGCAGGCCACCACGGCGCGCGCTCGGGGAAGCGCACGCGGTTCATGGAGAGACGGCCCTGAATGCTCTGCGCGCGGGTCTGCTTGTCGGCGATCGGCTGCATCTCGATGAGCGAGCAAAAAGTGTGCGTCTCAAGCATGCGCTTGCGGAGGAAAGGCCCCAGCGATTTCGAGATATGACCGCGCTCGGCCCACCAAAAGAGGGGCTTATGCAGCTTCATCATGCGCAGCATGCTCTCGACCGTCTGCTCGGCCGTCATCTGCCGCCACACGAGATCCGGCAGCACCCAGATCGTGTCTTCCTTATCGACGCCGATCATCATCAGGCAGGTCTTGTCCGAGCCTTGCTTGAGCGCGACCGCATGATCGGATGCGGCGTAGCAGCGAAGGTTGGCGGGCAGATCGTTGGGGCGATACGTGTGCAGCCAGTCGACGCTAAAAAAGGTCCCGCCTGCCGGGCTCGGCCGCCCTTGATAGAGCGCGCTGAAGCCACGCACGTCGCGACGCTGCAGCGATTGCAGATAGGATTTGCCGAAACGGCCAGGCCATAAAGGCTCGTTGACTTGGCGATGCAAAGGGTCCTTGCCGTCGTCGAAAGCCAAGGCGGGAAGGTCGATAATATGCCATTCGGCCGCTTCCTCGGGGTCGTAGTAGGTATTATGCGGATCGGTGAGCCGACCGATCAGATCGTCCTGATGCCAGCGCGTCTGGATCAGCATGATGCGGCCGGTCTCATCCATGAGCCGCGACGCGATGACTTGCGTGAACCACGTCCAGAGCGTGTCGCGAATGGTCGGGCTGTCGGCTTCCATGCGGTCTTTGATCGGGTCGTCGATGCACAGCAGATCACCGCCGCGGCCGGTCGTGGTCCCGCCGCGGCCGACAAAGGCGAGGATGCCGCCCGCGTTGGTCTCAAGCCGGTCGCTGGCTTTGCTGTCGGATTTGAGCGCGGTTTGCGGGAAGACCTGCGCATAGGCGGGGCTCAGCATGATATCGCGCACGGCGCGGCCGATGTCCTGGGAGAATTTCTCGTTGTAAGTCCCGAAGATGACGCTCAGCTCGGGGTGCTTGCCCGCAAACCACGCCGTGAACATCTTCGACGCGAGCTGCGTCTTGCCGTGCCGCGGCGGCAGATTGATGATCAAACGCCGGATGCGCCCGGCTTCGAGTTCTTCGAGCGCGGCGCAGATCACTTCGTGAAAGCGCTGCACCTCATAGCGCGAGAAATCGGGATCATCGGCATGGTTCGGGTTCGGCATCATCAGCTTGGTGAACGCGAGCATGCTGGTCTCGGCGTCCGTCACCGCAATGAGGCGCTTTAAGGTGGTTTCGTAACGGACGAGATCCGGCGTCATTTGCGGTGCAGCGGCCCCCGCGACGTGTGCGTTTCATGCGGGCGCGCGCGCGTCGTGTGCTCGGGCTCGGGCTCCGGCTCATGCTTGGGCTCCGGCTCATGCTTGGGCTCAGCAGCGGGAACAGGAGCCGACGGCGCAGGAGCAGGCGGCGGCACGTCTTGTCCCGGCGTCACCGGCGGGATGTAAGGCGGGTTGCTCACCGGCTGCGGGATATGCGGGGGATCGCTCGGGTTCGGCGTCGGGGTCGGCTCGGGCATAGCACTCACTCCTAGGCTGGCGGGGTGTCGGTCATCGGGGTGCCACCGGCAGCGATGTAGTCGCGGTATGCTTGCCGATGCACGCGCATCAACGCCGGGGTGGCATAAGGCGCGGGAGGCACGACTTGCGGTGCTGGCGCGGTGTGCTGCCGCGGCTCCGGCTCAGAGCGTTTCGGATCGGGCATCGCTTTGCTCCTTCAGACGAGAACGATCGCGTTCGAGGGCGGGGCCGCTGTCGTGCCGTCCGCATTGGTGGCCGAGACAATGCAAAGAAGGCTCTTGCCTGCGTCCTCCGGAAGAACGGTGTAAATGTTCGTGCCGTCGCCGACATCGGCGCCGTCGAGCTGCCACTGATAGGCGTAAGCTGTCGGCTCGCCGATCCAGTTGCCGTCGGTGGTCTTCGCCTCGGCGCCTTCCTGATAGACGAGCGGCACGTCGAGGTTGATCGGCGCCGCGACTTCCGGGACCAGCAGCGCGATATCGCCGGTCGCATCGATCGCGCCGACCCACATCCGCGGCATGCCGCCGCCTGCGGGCGGCACCAGCTCGATATAAAGCTCGCCGGGGGCGAGGCTGCCGCGCTTGGGCGGGATGAAGCCGACGCGATACGTCGACATCAATATAACGGTTTCGGGATCAACGCTCACTGACCGACCTCCATCGAAAGGACGTTGTCGCTGCGCTGTATGGGTTCAGCTTGCTTCGCACAGAGCTGTTCATATTCGGCTTGCTGCGCATAGAGCTGATCGTGCAGCGCCTGGATGATCGGATTGACGACGCGGAAAGGCCCCTCGCCCAGCGCCGCGAGCACCTGGTTCCATTGCTGCGCTTCGAGCGTGACGGTGAGCCGATCGGTTGGATTGAAGGGCTGAGCCATGATGGTCATGGCCCGAGATAGGTGACAGTGAACCGGGAAAGACCACTGCCGATCAGCGTCGGCGTTGCCGCTGACATAACTAAAACCCACAGGTCTATATAATCCGTCGATCCGTTCATGGTGAAAATGTGCGTCACTGGCAAAGCATTAATGTTACCGAGCATAGTGACACCATTGCTGCCAATCTGAGTGGTAGCGCCGTTCGCACCGTTAAGAGTTATTTGGCACTGCGCCTGAACGACGGAGTTTCCAGTCTGAGTGTCCCCGAGCGCCGCAATAAAAGTCGCCAGGTAACGGCCAGCGCGCTTCGGGTTGTAACGATGATTTGCCGCGTCCCACCAGCCGTGACTGTCTTGCACCACTAAATCACAGTTAAAGTGCGTCCAAGTACTAGTGGTAATCGTGACAGAGGGGCCGTTATATGTTGCTTCGCAATACGGATGCGAGACCCAGCCCATCGCCTCAGCAATCTCGGACGAGACTGAAAGGATGTCCCAGGTGGTGTTTCTGGCAGCAAAAGTAATTGCTGCGCGCATACCCTTCGGAAGATTAGGGATAGTCAGCAGTGCTGAAGAACTATTGTAGATGACATTTCCTGGCGCGACGATGATGTCCGTACCAGCGGGACGGATCGTCGTGACGACGGGCGTGGTATTTATGCAGATCGTGAGACACGATCCCGCAATCGCCGCGGGCAAGTCCCACTCACAAGCCGTCGCTGCGCCGTTATACGCGTTAAAGCCCGCGTCCAAGGCGGTGTTGGTCGCTGCTGCTGTTTGCCCGTTGTTGAACGTCGTCGGTCCCAGCGCGTTGAGCTTGGTCCCGGCCGCGGCGAGGCGCGTGCCCAGGTCCATCTGCGACGCCGAGAGCACGCCGGTTGTGACGCCGCTCACCCACTTCGCGCCGTCCCATTTCCACACCGTGCCGTCGGGGCCGGTATAGAGCTGGCCGGTGGTCGGGGAGCTGGGGAAATCGAGGGCCATAGCGCTATATCTCAGTAGTTATAATGCTCGATGACGAGCACCGAGCCGCTGCCGCCGTTGCCGCCCGCGAAGCCGTTGGTGCCTGCCGCGCCGCCCGCGCCGAGAGCGCCCACGGCATAAGGATAGGTTGCTGCAGGGTTGCCGATGATCTTGCGGCCATAGCTGCCAGCCGCGCCGCCGCCGCCCGTAAACACGGTGCCGGGCGCTGCCGTAGTCGCGCCGCCACCCGCGCCGCCGCTGCCGCTGCCGGTGGTCGCCAAGTTGCCGAACGATCCGACCACGGCCATACCCGCGCCACCATAAAAAGAGCTTCCGCCGTCGCCGCCTTTGACCTGTCCCGCGCTCTGCGAGATGTTGGAAGCAGGATAGCCACCGCTGCCCGCGTTGACGAAAAAATCAACCCCGGTGGTAGCGGTCGCGGCGCCGCCCGCTCCGCTGCCGCCGCCGCCGCCGCCCGCCGTCATGCCGCCGAAGGTGGTATTGCCGCCATTGCCGCCAATGCTGGCACCGCCTTGTCCTGAGCCACCACCGCCGCCACCGCCGCCGACGATATGAACCTCGATCCACTTGACGCCTGCCGGTGTCGTATAAGTACCGCTGCCGCCCGTGAAGCTTTGCGTCGTCGGCGCGGTCGCGATGATCCCGAGATTGACCAGCGCTGCGGGCGCTGTGACCGCGCCCGTGCCGCCTTGCGCAATGGCGATCGGCACGCTGAGACCGGGCACGGTCGACGCGGGCACCCATTGCTGCGTGTTGCCGTCATCATAATAAACGTAGAGCTGCCCGCCGTTCGCGTCCCACCACAGCTGCCCCGGCTTGGGGCTGCTCGGCGCCGCCGTCGCGACCGTCGCACCGGCTTTGCCGTCGACGTATTGCCGGGTCGCTGCTTGCAGCGCCGCGGCAGGGTCCGCGGCTAAGGTGAGCGCGCCGGTGAGGGTGCCGCCCGCGATCGCGAGATAGGTATTACGGATCACCGTATCGGCCGCGGCTGAGGCCGCGGCGGCTGCGTCGACATACTGCTTCGTCGCCGCGCCGAGATTGGCTGACGGGTCCGCGGCTAAAGTCAGAGGCCCCGAAAGCGCGCCGCCGGTGAGCGCCAGGCGCAGCGCATCCTTGGCGTCGGTGTACTGCTTCGTTGCCGCGCCGAGCGCGAGAGACGGATCCGCCGCGAGGACCAGTGGTCCCGTAAGCGTTCCGCCCGCGAGCTTCAAATACGCGCCGCCCGCCGCGGCCGCATCCGCGGGGTCGGACGAAAGCAGCAACCGATTGCCGCTGCCCGAGCCGATCCACAACTTCGTTTGCGGTCCCAGCTCGGCCGAGAGCGCGCCGGGCAAGAGCGTCGTCGGCGCGACGTTGGTATTCGTGCGAAGGATCTGGATCGTCTGCGCCATCAGTATGACCCTGCATCGATTGCGCTGACATTCAGCGGCGTGGTCGTGCCATTTCCTTTGATCGACGTTCCATCAACCGAGACCGGCGAGACTTGCGCGTCGACATAGGCTTTCGTCGCCGCATGCAATGGCGCAGTCGGCGGCCCGCTCAGCGTGAGCAAGCCGGTCAAGATACCGCCCGTCAGGGGCAGGACGTTCACCCAGAGAGCGTTACTGCGGCCGTAGATGGTCCCGTCGCTCGGCGCGTCGACGAGACCGCCCGGACCGCCCGCGGGCACGCGCCAGCTCATATGCGAGCTGCCGTCCGTCGACAGCGCTGCGCCGTCGACGCCGCCCGCGATGGCGAGAAACTGCAGATCGCTCATCGTGATCTTGCCGCCCGCGGCGGTCGCGATCGTCGGCGTGTTCGTGCCGGTGGCGAGACCCCATGCGTTTGACATTTTTAAGGCCCACCCATCGCAAGGCCGACCACCATCCACTTATCGGCGTCGGCTTCCGGTGCCGTGATGAAGTTGATCGAGCTGCCCGCGATCGTGAAGTCGCCGCCCGGCTCCTGGATCACGCCGTTGATCGAGACGATGCAATCCGCCGGGCTCGCGGGCGTGATCGCAACGCCGCCGCTATCCTTGAGCGCAAAAGTCTGCAGCGTGCCGTTGAACGCCCAAGCATTCGTGTTCACCTTCGTCCCGGTCGCATGCGGCGCGGCCGGAGCGAACTTCTCGACGGCGACGATCTCGACCGTGCTGGGTGTCGTGACCGAGCCATTCAGCAGCGTGACGCTCGTTGTCGTCACCGAGTAATCGACCGTCGCAAGCAGCTTGACCCCGTTGAGATAGACTTCGATCACGTCGGACACGGGATCGAGCGTGAGGGTCACGCCGTAATGATCCGCGCCGGTGAAGACCGTCGTCGGCGCGAGCGGAAGAAAGAGGAAGGCAACAACCTTGCCGGGCGCAGGCTGCACGACGTCATGCCAGATCACGCCGTCATAGACCTTCGTCACTTGCTCGGTGAGATCCCAATACATCGCGCCGGGCGCGATCGGCTCGCCGCACGTCGTTTGCGTCGGCGGGCTGGCGTATGCACCGAGCCAATAGTTCTGGATCGCGCAGACCGCGACGTCGGATGCATCCGTGACGATGAGGTTGGCTTTGTTCGCCCACCACCGCGAGGACCAATGGTCCCCGGTCACATCCATCACCGCCAAGATATTCGGCGGGATCGTGTCCGGCATGTGCTCGGCCCAAGCCTGGGTGAGCACGCCGTAATCCGCGCAGATCGCTTCCGAGCCGTCCGCATTGTTCGCGGCATTCTCGGCATCCGTCGCCGAGGCCGCGGCTTCGAGCGCGGACTGCGCGGCTTCCGCCGCGGAGTTCGCCGCGTCGAGCGTGTCTTGATCCGCGCGCGCTGCTGCGTCCTGAATGACAGCATGCCGCGTCTCTGTTACGCGCAGCGTGGCTTCCGACATGGCCGCGGCGCTGAGTGCAAGTTGTGCCTGCGCCGCAGCGGTTTCTGCAAAGGGCGTGAGCTTGGCGACCGCGTCGCTGGCGATAAATTCAAACAAAGCATTCACGAGCTGCGGCTTTCCGACCGCGCCCGGGCGCAACGTGCCATCCGAGTTGAGGCTCGTGCCGACCCATGCGATGATCGCGGAAATGACTTTGCGAAGACGGGCAAGCTCGGCGTCGAGCCGATCGCCGGGCGGCGGGGACGCGGGATGGTTTACCTGGAAGTCGGTAAATGAATATTGCTTATCGGGCGCTACCGGCATGGGCGCGCGCGAGGGCGTTCCATCCATCGCAGGTTTTGTCCTTCCGCCGCGCACGTTACACGTGAAACACGCCAGACAAAAGACAAAATCAACATATAGCCCCCGGCGGACCCCCAGGACCCAAGGAAAAGTGCGGTCGTTAGCTAGAGCCTATGAAAGTTAAAATCGCGCAAATTTCCTCGCGAGGTCATCATGTGGGGAGCGCGCGCGGGGCGGGATCCCCCCGGGGGTGGCGAAAGCCCTGGACCGTGGTCCCGGGACCGCCGGGACCACACCGGGACCGGGACCATTCCCTCAGATAGGGAAGGGACAAGTGAACAGGAACAATGACTTAGCTGATTAGTCCCATGCCGATCAGCGACCGAAGGCGTTCCAGCTCAGCCACCAGCTCGGCCCGGGACAAGGATGCAAGCGCAGCCCCAGCCCGCTCGGGCGCTGCCTGATGCCTGCCAATGAGCCCTTCTATCTCTGCTAGAGTGCGCGCTGCGATCACTCGCGCCGATGCTGGAATGTCGTTTGAGTTCAATAGGTTAGTTAAAGTTTCAGCGACCTGATAACCACCACGTTTTGTAGTGTCCTGCCCTACAGCCTTAGTCGGGACAAGCCTAGTCCCGGGCTTGGTCCCGGGCTTGTCCCGCAACTTGCCCGGGACCAGCACGCGTTTAGCGGTTTTCATACCACCATGCCGTTGTCGAGCGGCGGCCGGGAGCCGCTGCCAGGTCGATCGCTTGACGCTGCACCTGGGACCAATGCAGCGGCGCCGTGAAACGCCTATCCCATGCCAGGACAAGCGCCAAGCGTTGCGGCGCGCGCTTGCTTGTCTCAATCCCGTTCAGGTTTCGCCACACTGGCAACGCCAATAATTCGAGCGGCAGCAAGCCTGCCGTTTCGAGCCTCGCCAGCATGCGAGTTTCGCCCCGACCATATGCAGCCGACTGTCGGGACAACCCACCGCTATGCCGGACGCAATGCTTTTGTCCCCTAAGCGCTGGCTGAGTGCAACGCTTGCACTTGCGCGCCAGCGAGAACGGGACCTGACAGCGCAGCAGCGCTGCAATGCTGTTCGGGGATCCTCGCCAACCACCAACCCTCTTAACCTCGCCTAGTTGCTGTGCTTTGCGCATTGGTCCCGCTTTTCGCTTGTCTTGGTTGTGTCTTGCGACTATACCTTTTGTTGCGACACCTAACCACACCAACCTACACCAAGCGAAAGAAGGAACTAAATCAGTGGCTTATCCATCTCACATTGTGCGGACTGCGCTTCGCCGCGCGCTTCGTGAACACCCCAACGCCGCAACCGTCTTGAACGGTCGCATTGTCAACATCCTCACAATCACGGACCTGCATGCTGCACTTATCGCGCTAGGGCAAGACCCCGACGCGATCGCGCACGCTGCACTCAATCCGCTTTACGCTCCAACGCAAGCGCAAGCGATCGAGCCGCAAGCGATCGAGGACGAGCCGCAAGCGATCGAGGCTCCTGCGATCAAGGACGAGCCGACACCCGACGAGGACCCTCACGGTGATGCGGCCGCGATCGAAGCAGAAATGCAATCAATTCGCGGGTTAATCGCAACGGGTGGCTTTAGCGCTTTCGACGATCGCTTGCGCGCGCTGGTGATCGAAGCGCGCAAGCCTGCAGAAGTGATACGCGTTGAAGTGCCAACCGATGGTGGCGGCACCGCAATCGCGCATGCAAGCAAGCCAACGGGCAAGCATGCAACGTGGAACAAGCTGTTCGGTATCACCGGACCGCTGGGCAAGCGCGAGACTGCGCTATGGGACGGCATGCATCCGCACACACCCGCGATCGATGACCGCTATGTGTGGCCCGCTTGCACCGCTGCGATCCTCACCCAAATCGCGCGCGGGAAAAACATCATGCTGTTTGGTCCCGCAGGGACGGGCAAGACGCAATTCATGGCTCAGCTTGCGGCCAAAACCGGCCGTCCCTATGCGCTCATAAGCTGCGACAACGGGACCGAAGCAGCCGCGCTGAAAGGCATGACAGTGCCCGACGCGGCCGGAGGCGTGACATGGCAAGACGGGCAATTGACGCGCGCCATCAAGACGCCTGGATGCATCATATGCCTGGACGAGCCGAGCGTGGCGCGTTCTGGAGCGCTGTTCGTCCTGCAAAACGTGCTGGAGGATCGCAAGCTGTTTCTCGATGAGACAGGTGAACGCGTGACAGTCGCGCCCAGCGTGATTTTCAGCGCAACCGACAACACCAACGGGACAGGGGGCGGGAGCCGCAAAGGCTACACCGATACCAATCGTCTCAATCACGCGTTCCTCGATCGCTTAAGCGTGCGCGTGAAATTCGATTATATGTCCCCCGACAGCGAAGCACGCGTCATTGTCGCAAAGACGGGTTGCACCCTCGCATTGGCAAGCTTGCTGGTATCGGCCGCGACTGTGACGCGCGCTGCGGCCAACGATGCAACGCTATCGCATGGCATTGGCTTGCGCCGCCTCTTTGCATGGGCGGAATTGCTCACCGACGGCATTGGCGCGGCCGATGCTTTTGAAATGGCAATTCTGAATTGCGCCGCCGAGCAAGACGTTGAAGCGTTGCGCGAGCAATGCTTGCTGGCTTACGACGCGAGCAACGTGAAGCGTGCGCTCGAAGCCGTTGCGCAAGGGGGGAACTGAACCATGCCGCGCTACATCGAAGTTACTGCGGCCGCGCGCGAGACAGCCACCAAGCTTCTCGCGTTGCGCAGCGCCAATGCGCACAAGGTTGCCATCACGACGCGAGGCGGAAAAACCGCTTCCGTCGATTGGTCCAGCAACCATGCGACCATCAACATGCCGAGCCTTCCCCCCGACGCGATATTGACGCGCGCTGAGGCGGATCGCTTGGTGGCTTTCATTGCGCATGAATGCTGCCACGTCCTGCACTCCGATCGCGGGCAATGGCAGCGCGCATGCGCTGCTGGCGCACGCGTGCAAGCTTGGACCAATGCGCTGGAGGATGTCAGGATCGAAGCGCGCGAAATCGAAGCCGGGAATTTTCCGGCTTTGCGCACCGTGCTCGCTGGCATGGCAAACCACCTGCACTACGAAGCCGTGACAGCGGCCGCAGCGCATGGCCGCATCATTGGCGCTGGCGTTGCGGATGCCCCCTATGTCGCATGCATCCTAGGACGCGTTGCCAACGCCTACGCGATCCCTGCTGGCGCGGGGCTTGCTGCTGGCTTGTCCCGCGATACCCGCTGGCTTGTTGACCATGCGCTTGCACGTATCGGCCGATGCAAGAACACTTCGGACGTTGTGGAGCTTGCGCTTGAACTTGTCGCGATAGAGCAAGCGCTTCCTCAACATCCTCAGGGCGATGACGCTCAGGGCGATGACGCTCAGGGCGATGACGCTCAGGGCGATGCCGACCCCGCAGGGGACGATGACGCTCAGGACGATGACGCTCAGAGCAAGGGCAATGAAAATTCAATGCCAACCCGCGAAGAAAATGCGCGACGCATGATGGAAGAACAGGGCGATGACGCTCAGGGCGATGACGCTCAGGGCGATGCCGACCCCGCAGGGGACGATGACGCTCAGGGCGATACCAAACCCGGAGATGGTTCCGGCAATGAGATTGCTTCGGACGTTGATCTTACGGACGCAATCGATGCAATCGCCAAGCGCGCGGGCATTGCCGACCTGGACGATCACAATGCGACCGATAAAAGCTATCTCCTGCCAACCTTGACCACCAAAGTTACGCAAGCGCACCGCTACCCGACCGCGCCCGGTTATGTCGATACAGGTACCGCGCGCATGCTCGCCGAGCGCATGCCTCGCAATTCGGTCCTGCATGGTCAGATCGCGCGCTTGCTTGTCACCGACGAGCAACGCCGTGTGACGCACCATGAAAGCAGCGGCAGGCTCGATCGGCGCGCGCTGGCGCGCATGCGCACGGGCGCAACCGATGTCTATTCGCGCCGCTCCGATACGCCCGGGATCGATACCGCGTTGTTGATCCTCATCGATGCATCCTCATCGATGCGGCTCAGCACCCCGAGCGGTCATTCCCGAATGGAGCTTGCCCAGACCACCGCGTGGCACATCGGCCGCGCGGCGGAAAGCGCCAACGCCAAGCTTGGCATTGCCAGCTTTCATTGGCGCGATGGTGTCACAGGGTCATCCTACACAGAGCTTGAAATGGTGAAGCCCTGGAGCATGCCGATGGCCGCTTGCGCTACGGCCATTTGGGCGATCGGCCCGGGCGGGCAAACCCCGCTTTCGCCTGCCATCGTCGAAGCGGCAAACATGCTTGCCGGGATCGATGCATCGCGCCGCATCATCATGGTCCTGACCGATGGCGACTGCGACCTTGGCCCTGCAACCGTGACAGCCGCTTGTCGCTTGGCCGCCGCGCGAGGCGTCGAAACCGTCGGGATCGGCCTGAACGCCCCACGCGTGATTGCCGCTTTCCCCCCGCAGTACAGCATCAACGTGGATGACCTGGACCAACTATCGGCCAAGGGCTTAGGCGTCCTCGTCGATATGCTGGAGGACGCCAACCCCACCGCAGCGGAGTAGGGAGCCTTGCCAGGCGCCAAGCGGCCGCGCCCTGTCCCCCGACAGGGTTCCGCCGCTTGGCGCTCAGCAAGCTTCCCTTGCGCTCCTGGAAAGGGCCCCATGGCAAACCCTCTTAACCGCGTGCACCTTGCCCGCTCAGCGCTTGGGATGACTGCCTGCGGCCGGATCGCGCGCGGGCTCATCCATCGCCTGCGCTGGAGCGACGCCCCTGCAACGCCTCGCCATGCGCGCTGCAAGCATTGCCTACGCGCGATCCTCGCGCGGCCGCGATCCCGTCCTCGCCTCTAGGCTCCGATCGCGCCTGGGCTCCAATCGCGCCTGGGGCTCGATCGCGCCTGGGGCTCGATCGCGCCTGGGGCTCGATCGCGCCTG